TCCACATGTACCCACAGCCACGATCCACCCTAGCACGCTTGTCCAGCTCTATGGCAGTCTCTGACATGATGGAGATGCTGTGGGTTAGCTCACCCTTGGTTACCAGATAATGGGCCATATTGTAGAAGGTCTGAGGTTCATTGCTGCAATAGCTCTCCATGTTCTTAGCGGTGAGTTGGTCTATCAATAGTAACAACTGATACCAGTCTGAAAACTTGATGGCCCTTTGGCCCCAATATCGTTTAAGCTGTACAATATCTTGTCTTACCTCATGTACTTCCATCCTACCTCCTACCAATCCCAGCCTTGGATTTTTCCCATAAAGCCTTGCGACCCACTGCCTAGCTTCTTTACGGCACAGGCAATTTGCAAAGCTATAGCTAGGTCATCAAAGGTTTGGGCAGTTGGCTTGGCCTTGATGAACCGATAGCTCCGCAACTGTCTAACCAAGTTTATGTCCCACAACTTGATAAATGGTAGCACCTCCCTGAAGGAAGTCCTCATGTGCTCTTTGGTCTGTTCGTTAGTCCACCACCCAAGATTGGCTGTCACTTTACCAGTTAGGAAATCATGTTGGCGATGGACATTGGGGTAATTGGACATGTTGATACCTTGGATATCCAGATTATGTCCACCAACAAGAGCTGCCAACACAGCATAACCAGTAAAGTTCCTCTCTATTGCTAACTCAGCACTATTATACCACAAACCCATCTGTTTGAGAACCCCTGCGAAGGTACTGGGGTCTACTCTGGCTTGGTAGGTAGCACACACATTCCAGTGGTCATCCAGCACTACAGCCGCTGAGTAGCTACCTGTGGGTGCTCCTGCTGCTGAGTCAGCTGCTAGTATGTATCTTACCTTCTCTTGGGGTTGTAGCCAGTACTGCCACCCACCTGGGTGCATGATGCCACTATAACAACCTTGGGCCAACTCGGTTAATCGTAGCTGGTCAAATACAGGATCACCAACTGTTATGAAACATGATACCTCATCCTCAGGGTACTCCTGCCAGAATAGTCCTAGCTTCTCACCTATCTTCCACCTACGCCATCTAATCTGGTCTTCAGTGACCCCATGAAGTCTTACCAACTCCTCTTCATCACTTGTGAACTTGAGTTCATAGCGGTCTTCAGGTAGGGCTAGCTCAGAACCATATGGGATACGGTAATCCTCGGCTAACCACCAGGGGAAGAAGAATGGCTTATAAGGGGACTTGCCTTCTCTGGCACGTACCCATCGCTCATAGAACACATTATCTTCACCATTGGGGGTACACTCGATAGTTAGCTCACCTGTTATAGGTACTGCATCCTCTACACCATTCAACAGCTTCTCACCATCTTCGTAGTACGCCATTTCAGATAACAAGGCTTTACGGATGGTATCACCATGACCAAAAGCCCTAGAGCCAGCTGTACCTACATAAATAGAACTGTGCATAGTGGGGAAGGACTTCTCAGAGCGACTCTCAGCCCCTAACTCTGGTTTGGGTTCATCCATTGTATCATAGAAGAATTGTACACGGTCTAGAAGTCTTTGGGTTGAGCGGGTTTCATGGGATACTACAGCACACTGGGTATTCATTGTGGTGATACAGTCAATAAACATATCAGCCAATATACTACTACTACATCCACCCTGGCGATACTTGAGGATTATATTGCGGGAGCTTTTGTTCCTGTTGAAGTAAGACTGGAGTTTGTTAAACCTGAAGGGGACTACTACCCCCTGTTTGTTATCAATACATAAAAGACCTCCTATCAATCCTATTCTATCAAGTTTGGGAATGGCAATAGTAGTCACTACACTTTCCACCCTTTAGGCGTATAACTTCTCTTCAACCTGTGTATTCTGCGGTTCACCCTCCTGGACAGGCTGGCCCTCTGTATGTTCCTCAATGATGCGTGACGTTGCTTCAATGACCTTATCTTCTGAGCCATCAGTCAACAAACTCCCTTCTGTGGTATATTGGTTCAACTGGGCTAGTTTCTGTTCCCATGTCATGGTGAGAGATTGGGGTTGATAGTCCAAGTCATTTATCAGTTTAGCATACACATCCCTAGCTAAAGGGAGCCTAACCAAACTGTACTCACCAGATTCTATTTCCTCTTTAATTCTGGCTAATATCTTCTCCTCAAGTAAAACGGCATTGAGTTGGTTGTCTCTACGGAGTAGCTTTATTGCTTCTTCCTTGTACTCACCAGCAAACTCTTTACGTCTTCGGTAGAGGGTGACAAATCCCTTGTCCTGTAACCAACTGTTGTAAGTTCCATCCTTGACACCAGCCAGAGATCGGGCAATGGGGGTATCTACATCACATATCCTTAGCAGAAAGAACTTACGTTTCTTCCCTACCAGTGTGGTAATCTCATCTCTTAACATATGGTCACTATATCATATAGGCTATTCAAAGTCAATAGCAGGCTATTTGTGGGCTATCAGGCTACTTAGGGTATAGCCCTTGACACCCAAAGGTATATATGATAGACTTAATATAAAGGTAGCTTCAAAGTTAGCTTGTAATTATTAACATTAGGGGTGCCATGAATATTAAATTATTTAATGGTTTGATGGTTGGCAGGAAGTATGAGGAGGTAGTAGCATCTTGGTTTGAAGAAGAGGAGGTAGAAGTATGGAAGATAGGAAACTGGAGGCTCCCTATTGATCTTGTTGTTTGGGCTAGTCCTCCTCTTTTCATAGAAGTTAAGTTTCGTTCTACTGGAAAAAGACCAGAAATAAACATGGATAAACTAAGAAAGTTCATGGACAACAGAAGGGCTTTTCTAGTAACCATTGGCCCTGATAGTGTTGACATCGTTATGTTTAAGACTATTAGTTACAAGAAGTATATAGAAAATTGGCCTTTTAGCTGGTTCCCCCCAAAAGGAAGAAAACTTGTAATTGCTAGAAGATGGACTAATAAGGAGGGTTTCCTGGATGAGATTCTTGTACGTAAAAAGGGAACAAGTTTGTAGATATTGTGGGAGCACAATAGACCCAGGGGATGAGGCTGTGGTATTGAGGATAAGACGTAAAAATGGTTCATTCTCATTAGTCTTTCTTCATACAGATCAATGCTTTGAACAATGGACTATGGCTTCTTTTGTTAAGAGGTTATATGAATGGAGGGAGTCAGCTACTAAACGTAATTCTAGAAAGAAAAAGAAACTAGGTAGACCTGCTGTGTATATCAATAAGGAGAAAGCAAGACGACTTAAAGCATCCATTTGGTATCATAAAAATCAAGGCCATACAGATAAAGTAGAAGTCCTAGAGATGGAATTAATTAACTGTAGGAGGTCAGAATGAGCCTAATAATCCCAGGCAGGAAACTAGTCAAACAGCAACAGCCATTACCATCTAGCCCTATACAGTGGAAGAAGAACAGAGGACAACAGGTTAGATGTCTGTTGTGTAATGGAACTGCTGGCACAATGGTTAAGGTAATGGGGGGGTATAAGCACCAACGGGTTGAAGACTGTGTAAGGACTAGAGGAATTCAAGCTAGAAGGAGGGTGTGATTATGAATAAGGTGTTTTTGGCACTGGTTATACTGGTTACAGCAATGATGGCCTACATGCTTCTTCCATTTATGGTTGATGGTGAGCTATATGGGCATGAACCAGTACTAGCCATCAGGGTTCTGGAGTTTGGGTTGGTAGTAACGCTGTTCCTATGGGGGACTGTTCACTACATAAGGAGGGATAATGCATAGGGTAATTGAAGTTGAAGGGACATGGGTAGAGTCTGATAACCATGTCCCCTATATCTATGTTAATTTGTTGGATAAATATGATAGACCCCTTGTGTGTATGGATGAGGACATAATAGAACTCCATATTCGTGTTTCCCCTAAGGATGGGTAGTATTCTATAACTGGGTTCCCCCAATACTAGTTAGAAGATAACATTATGTCAAGTACAATTAGCCAACTGGATTTTTTCTACGAGTGTAGCTTCGCGGGGGGGTGGTGGGTCTGGTTGGTGTCCCCCTCCCCCTCCCACTTGACATAAGGCAGTTATGGGCAATAGGGCGCTGCTTCAAATGCCCTCAGACGGGGCAAATTCGCACAAAAAAGGGGGGGAAATATCTAGCCCATATCTCCCCCCACAATTCGGG